TGTTCGCGCAATCTTTGAAGGTGCTGAAGTCTCTGAGGAATTCAAGACAAAGGTATCTGACATTTTCCAGACAGCTCTTGTGACAAAGATCAATGAGAAGCTGGAAGAGATGGCAGCAGTTCACGAGGCAGAAATTGCTGAGACTGTAGAAACACAGATGTCAAGCATCGTTGAGGAGCTTGATTCTTATCTTGACCACGTTGTTGAGCAGTGGATGGATGAGAACCGTCTGGCCGTAGAGACTGGCCTGCGCTCTGAGATTGTTGATTCATTCATGACAGGTCTTCGTAATCTATTCTCTGAGCATTACATTGATGTGCCTGAGGGCAAGGAAGATGTAGTTGAAGACCTAGCTGCTAAGGTTGAGGAGCTAACTGCGGCCCTTAACAAGGAAATTGAGACTTCAGTTGAGCTACGTGCAGAGAATGTAGAACTTGTTCGTGGTGCTCTGCTTTCTGAGGCTGTTGAAGGCCTAACCGACGTGCAGGCCGAAAAGCTACGTAAGCTAGCCGAGTCTGTCGATTTTAATGATGTGGATTCATTTGCTGAGAAGCTTGGTGATCTTAAGGAAGGTTACTTCCCAACAGGTCGCAAGGCAGCAGCAAAGTCTGTCCTGACCGAATCAGTGCTCGATGCTGATCCGATCGACAATGTGGATGACAAGACATCAGGTCCAATGGCTCAGTATGTTGCGGCAATTTCACGCACGGCTAAGAAAGCATAAATTACTAAATACTGATAATTATTCCTAAGGAGGGAAAGGTAAGTACCATGAATACAGAAGCACTAATGCAGAAGTGGGGCGCGGTCATCGATCATGGTGACCTCCCGGCAGTAAAGGATTCTCATCGCCGTGCCGTTCTAGCGCAGCTGCTTGAGAACCAAGAGTATGACGCACGCCAACAGGCTATTGGTTCAGGTGGATATCGCGCACCTGGTCTTCTAGGTGAAGCTGCTCCCGCGAATGCGATGGGCACATCTTCGTCAGTAGCCTCCGCTGGTAATATTGATATCTTCGACCCAGTGCTTATCTCACTGGTTCGTCGCTCGATGCCAAACCTGATTGCTTATGACATCTGCGGCGTGCAGCCGATGACTGGCCCAACAGGCCTGATCTTTGCTCTGCGCTCACGCTTTGACTCGCAGACAGGTACAGAGGCTCTATTCAATGAAGCCAACACCACATTCTCCTCTGCTGCTGGTGGTAACACAGCTTCTCGCTTCGTTGTTGCTAATACGGCCTCTGGTCGCGTGCAGGATGGCAATGACCCGACAGCTCGCGTGAAGGCTGGTGCTTCTGGCTATACCGTTTCAACCGGTATGTCAACAACTCGCGCAGAAGCCCTGGGTGACGGTGCAACTAATGCATTCCAGCAAATGGCATTCTCAGTCGAGAAGGTTGCCGTGACCGCAGTGTCGCGTGCCCTAAAGGCTGAGTACACCATGGAACTGGCACAGGACCTAAAGGCAATTCATGGTCTTGATGCTGAGTCCGAGCTGGCCAATATTCTGTCTGCTGAAATCCTTTCTGAAATCAACCGTGAAGTTGTTCGTACGATCAACTACACAGCTACAGCTGGTGCTCAGGAGAATGTGACGACAGCTGGTACATTCAACCTCGACGTTGACTCAAATGGTCGCTGGATGGTTGAGAAGTTCAAGGGCCTGCTATTCCAGATTGAGCGTGAAGCTAACCAGATCGCGAAGGCAACCCGTCGCGGTAAGGGCAACGTATTGATCTGCTCATCAGACGTTGCATCAGCTCTCTCAATGGCCGGCGTGCTTGACTATACACCTGCTCTATCTGCTAACCTGCAGGTTGATGACACAGGTAACACCTTTGCTGGTGTGCTTAATGGTCGTGTCCGCGTCTATATTGACCCATATTTCTCATCATCTTCTGGTAAACAATACCTGACAGTTGGTTATAAGGGTTCAAGCGCATTTGACGCAGGCCTCTTCTATTGCCCATATGTTCCGCTCCAGATGGTTCGTGCCATCGGTCAGGACACCTTCCAGCCGAAGATTGGCTTCAAGACTCGTTATGGTCTGGTTGCCAACCCGTTTGCTACATCCACTGCGGATGGTACAATCGGCTCATTCGGCGATGCGAAGGCAAACATCTACTACCGCTTCGTATCCGTGACCAACCTGATGTAATATCAGGCTCACACGCCTAGTAACAAAAGCCCCGTGGGAGAAATCTCACGGGGTTTTTTGTACCTAAATAGTATCACGGAGGACAGCAATGAGTTCTATTACTGAACAACCAACTAACTTGAATTACCTATCACCGTTAGGCTTCAAATTTACATTGAGGCGTCTACCGACTGTAAATTACTTCTGTCAGTCGGTAGATATTCCAGCAATTAGCATGACACCAATCAATACACCAACACCAGTTGGTACTCTAGTAAGACCAGGTGATAAGATTGTATATGAACCTTTAGTGCTTACATTCAGAGTCGATGAGGATATGAAAAACTATATTGAGATGGTTAATTGGTTAGAAGGTCTTGGTCACCCAACATCGCTACAGCAAACTCGTGATCTATCTCGGTCATCACCAATAGCATCACAAGGTAATATTGGATCTGCACAGACCTTTGTATCAGATGCAACACTTACTGTTCTTACAAGTCATAAGAATCCATCACTAAATGTTTTCTTTGCTGATGCATTTCCAACATCACTATCTGCATTACGATTCAATTCAACTGCAAATGATGTTGATTACTTAGAAGCTACAGCTACATTTTCTTATAGAAAATATACATTAGAACGCATTTAGTTCTGTACATTTGTATAGAAACCTGGTATGTTGGCTAGATGATGACACAAGAAATCCTTGATATGTGGGCCAGCGATACAAAGCTGGATGACCTTAATTTGGACCTTGAGAGCATCAAGGTACCATTGCTTCACGGCAAATACCTTGCGTTGCTATCAAAGGAGCGCGGTAAGGTACGTGAGCTAACAGGAAACAAAAAGACACTTACAAGATTGCTGACTGCTTATTATACTGGTAAATCTACACCTGAAGATTTATCAAAGCTAGCCCGAGAGCAGTTTCTTGAAAGAGTATTGCGTGGTGATGTTGAAGATAGAATCCTCAATGATCCCGCAATGATTAGATTGGAAAGCACACTTGGTATGCATCAAGAATGTGTGCTGGTTCTAGAAGAAATTATGAAGTCAATCAATAATCGTGGTTTTCAAATCAAGAATGTTATTGATTGGCGTCGTCTGACTGTGGGGATGAAATGACAGAAACTGTGCACATACACAAGGTTAATGAATCATTCATGCGCCTTGAATGTTCACAGTCAATTGCGCGTGAGGTATCTGAAAGATTTACATTTGAGGTACCTGGTGCAAAATTTATGCCAGCATACCGCAGCAAAGTTTGGGATGGTAAAGTACGTCTATTTAATTCAAGAAACTATAGCATGTATGCTGGATTAGCTCATAATGTCAGAACATTTCTTGAAGATAAAGGGTATGAGGTCACACTTGATAGTGATCTGATATCAGAAGATGGCGTATCTCTTATTGAAATTCAAGATTTTATTCGCGATCTTGGATTACCAGTAGAGCCAAGAGATTATCAGATTAGAGCATTGGCTTTAGCAATTCGCATGAAGCGAGCAGTTCTAATCTCACCCACGGCCAGTGGTAAATCTATGGTTGCATATCTGATATCGCAATGGTTTGGTGGAAAGACTTTGATTGTTGTACCAACCGTATCTCTAGTAATCCAGATGGTCAAAGATTTTCAAGACTACGGTTATATTGGATCCATTCACGGTATCAGAGGTGGCCAGGAAAAGACTGCATCTGATGGTGTGACAGTATCTACTTGGCAATCAGTCTATGAGATGGGTGAAGAATTCTTCTCACAGTTTGATACAGTGATTGGAGATGAAGCACATCTATTCAAGGCAAAAAGTCTGACAAGCATCATGACAAAGATGCCTTCTACCAAATATCGATTTGGTATGACTGGTACACTTGATGGCGCAGAAGTCAATGAGCTTGTGCTTGAGGGCCTATTTGGTAAGGTAGAGCGACTAGTAAAAACCAAAGACCTTATGGACGCTGGACATGTTGCCGACCTTGCAATTAAGGTGCTTGTGCTTAAGCACGAAAAGCCTATGACCAGTGATGCAATATACCAAGATGAGATTGACCGTATTGTTTCTAGTGATGCTCGTAACCGTTTCATCAGAAATCTTGCGCTATCCTTGAAAGGAAATACACTTATACTATATTCTCTTGTAGAAAAACACGGCGAAGTATTGAATGAAATGATCTTAGCCAAAGCAAATGGTAAGAAGATTTCTTTTGTGCATGGTGGTACTGAAGCTGAGACACGAGATAATATTCGTAGCCTAGCAGAATTAGGTGATGACAATGTCATTATCGCATCATATGGTACCTTTAGCACAGGTATCAATATTCGTAATCTTCACAATGTGATATTTGCATCACCAACCAAAAGTCGTGTGCGTACCCTGCAATCTATCGGTAGAGGCCTTCGTAAGGGTGATACTAAAGACTCTTGCACCCTATTTGATATTGCAGATGATATGTCAAATAAGACCTTTCGTAATTATACCCTTAATCATCTGATTGAAAGAATCAAGATGTATAATCAAGAAGGATTTAAATATGAAATGCATACCATCAATCTGAAAGAGACTATTAGTAAGTAATATACCCTGTAAACGGCAAGGCCTATTATACCAGGAGATTAGAAAATGTCAAGCAAAAAACACTATGTGAAGAATGCAGATTTATACGCAGCCATGGTTGAATACCGCAAGTCGGTAATTGAAGCTAGCATCACTGGGCGATCAAAGCCTAGGGTACCAATCTATGTCGGCGAGTGTATCATGAAAATTGCAACCCATCTTGCTTACAAGCCAAACTTCTCTAATTACACATTTAGAGATGAGATGATATCTGATGGTATTGAAAATTGCTTGCAGTATATTGATAATTTTGATCCAAGCAAATCTCAAAACCCATTTGCATA